TTCCCTACACGACGCTCTTCCGATCTGTCGGCTCCTGATATATACCAGCACAACGCAAACCAAAAAAGCTACTTCGATCAATTGATTGTTAAAAATGACGCTCTTGGTCTGTATGTTTTCATGTGTTCGCTGAGTGATTCGATTCAAGCAAGTCTCTATAACTCGTTTGAAAAAGGGCAAATTACCAAGTATAAAGGTCTGGTTAATGCGCTAAACAACAGCGGGTTTAATCAGTTTACTGCGTGCCTCGATGCCCTGATTGACGCTGAAAAGGCTAATGACCAGTTTGCCGCTATCGAGATACTAACGGAGCTGTCTGACGATTGTATTAAGCTGCTTAAGGAAAGGTCATCGCCGGAAGTGGCTGATTTTATTAACGAGGCATCTAATAAGGACAAAGCAGCATGAAGGCCATTAAATTCTACGAAAAGCACGCGCCCTATGTATGGCTAGTGTCTTTTGTGATAACGTTTTTTATCTACAGTTACATTGCGACGAGGTGAGTTATGAGTAAGTTTGAGATTGGTAATAGGGTTAAATATAAAAAACTAGGTCGCGCATGGTGTATAGGCACTGTAACGCGCATAGTTGAAAATAAAGTTTATTGCGATTGGAGTGATGGCTTTCGTGATTCATTCATGTACGAAAACGATCTTGTGTTTGCCGATGATACTATACAGACAAAACCCGCCCAAAAGCACACAGAGACCGAAAGGAAAAAGGCGGCTAAGGCTGTGCTTGCATTGCAGGAAAAGTTAAAGGCTGCGTGTGATAAGGCAAAAGAAACCGGCATACACGTAGAGTTTGTTAATCAGTCAATTGGCATGATTGATGTGCAGATGGATTATCAACCTCCAACTCCAAAGAAGCGGGTGTACAAATGATATTAATATATTGTTTACTAGCGTTTAATTTAATCGGCCTGTTTATTGTTAATTGGCGTATCGGAAGCCATGTTGATGATAAAGAAATGCACAAAAAAACATGGTTATTCTGGGGAATGAAAAGCATACCTAACGAGCAATTATTCAGGCTGATTCTTAAAAAGCTAAAAGTAAGGATTGTTGAAAATAATGGCTATGAGCTTATTGATGCGCCAAAAACAAAGGTGAAAAAATAATGGAATTCATGCAGATTAGCAGTAACGTAAAATGGGCAGACTTGCTATGGTCAAAAGCCATGCGTAACAAGTCATTTTTAAAAGCAGCCAAAAGCCTTACCGCTGATAGATATATGGTAGAGTTGAAGCAGCTTAGAAACGAATTACAACAACCGGCAAAACAGGCAATATAGTGTATATTTGGTTCGCTATATTTAATACACGCCGAAAGCACTGGCTGACCTGTAAGCCTAAGAGTGCGGGTTGTAAAGTAGCGGTGACTCTCTAGGTGACAGTCATTGTCAAACACTCTGAGCCGTAGTGCGCTACGAAACGGCCATTTAACCTCCCGCATAAGGGGCGAGCGTAGCGAGTCCAGCCGAAGGCGACCTTGATGCGGTTGTTATACGTCAATGATTTTTAACCATAGGAAGCGAAAATGTACCAAGATGAGATAGTAAACAGAACCACAATCAACCTTTCTTTTACTGACAGAGTGCGCGTTTTGCTGGGGAAAAAGATAACCCTGACAGTGAACATTAAGACAGAGAGCGTGGTTGGAAAGACAGAAACAACGTCTTCCGTGAGCGTTGATCCACTTATCCCGCAAAAGCCACAAGGCGGCTACGGATTGGCTGACGTATAACCCTGTGGTAAGCGGCGTGCGTAGCACGTCCAGCGCGAAAGCGCGTGCTTGACCACGTTGTTATGTGCCAATGATTTTATAGGTTTGCAGCACCTTTGACGCTGCGGAGAAAGACGATGAATGAATCAAATGCGCCATGCCAAGATGTACAAGTTGAAATGCCGCGCTACAAGTGCCACAAAGAAGTATGGGCGCTGAAAATCAAAGCGATTGTTGAAGCAGCAAAAAATCCACAACTTGTATTTGAAGAAAGCGGTTATGCCCCGCTGAATGTTGATTTTGAATGGTACTACAAACACAAGCCAGAAGTTGGCGGCTACTATGTTGTGTACGCTGATGGCTACAAATCATACAGCCCTGCAAAAGCCTTTGAAGACGGTTATTTATTGGTTAACTGATTGAGTGTGCCGCCTACACGGGGCACATAACACCCGAGCTAAGCGGCTTTAGTCCGCTTGAGCGAGTAGTTATACGTCAAACGAATTTAACCAGAGAGGAAAAAGCAATGTTTAAAGACGAAGTGATTAACAACATAGTAATAAGCCTGTCTTTTGCAGACAGAATTAAAGTGTTGCTTGGTCGAAAAATAATGGTTCACGCCTACACAAAAACAGAGAATCTGGTGGGTAAGGTTGAAGGTTCTTCGACAGTGAGCGTTGGCAGGCTTTTCAAGAAACGGCAAACGGGCGGCTACGCAGCCATTGACGTATAACACCAGCTTAAGCGGGAGCGGAGCGAATCCGCTTGAAGCGACAGTTATACGGCAACTAACTACAGAGGAAACTACGATGACAGAAGAAATTAAAAAAGGTGAGTTTACTAGCAAGTATGCGCTTGGTGAAATTGTAGAGATGAAAATGGGCGCTACCTGCAAAGAAGCCATTAGCTTTAGCGCAGAGGTTCGTGCCGTTATTTTTGCGGAGAATGAGCAGCCAGCTTATCTTGTGCGGCACTGGGATGGACGGATGCTGCAATTTCAAGAGAGCGAGCTGTGCGTTCTTGGTGTTGACTACGATGTGACGACTGACGCATAACCCCAAGCTAACAGGTGAGCGAATGAACAAAGTGAATGAAGCGAGTCCAGCGAACAAAGTGAGCGATGTTGAGCGTGCTGTTATGCGGCAACCATTGCTTACAGTGCGATTGCGGAGCTTTCCAGAATCGAACGGAAAACGAAATTGGACGGCCATGTTAGTGCGGGTTGATAAATGGGGCGGCTTGATAGGAAATTGTGGCGGCATTACTGTTGCGCGTGGTGAGTTGTGGAACAGAGTTGCTTACGATGCAGAGCGCACAAAGCTGTTAATTGGTGAGCGAGATACGGAGCCTCATATTCTTGACTACGGCGTTGATATTGAGACGCCTGAGCAATGGGCTGGTGAGGTGCACGGTGGGCGAGATATTGACGCATAACACTGACTTAAACGAACGCAGCCGCAGTTTTTCCTATACATGCGGCATAGGGGAGAGGGTATGAAACTTAATTACATATTAGCAGCAGCGCTATATCTGGCAATGACTATTACTGGGTCAGCTATTAGAACAACTGACACATACCGACAAATAAATGGCGCTTTTGTTAATGTCGGGGATAGTTGCAAAGCCAGCTATCCAATTGACTATATCTTATACACAAAGTTATTTTGCCCAATCCAACCCCCAGAGGTTAAGCAATGAACATGCGGGAGAGCTTTGAAGCGTGGATACAGTCTCGCTATCCAGAATACCCGCTTGATGTTGAGCTTGGCAATTGTGGCAGGCCGGATAGCTACACATGGACGGTAGTGCATCAAATGTGGCAAGCATGGCAAGCATCACGCGCTGCGATAGTGCTGCCTGATCCGCCGCACGGTGACAGCTTCGTTACATTGCAGCAAGTCAAGCAAGCGATAGGGGTGGATGTTCGGTAATGTAATGTGTGCTACAACTGCGCAGACACCCTGTTGCGCAGCCAGCCTAAATAAGCGCAATCTCAGCTTCGCGGCGAAGCACTAAGCCTGGCAGCCGTCTGCCGCCGCCATTGACCCACTTGCGCAGCTCTGCGGGAACGCCTGACCAATCGCCAGCGTTGACCTTGCGGCGCAGCGTAGACGCTTTCAGGCGGCCAAGGCCGAGGTTGTAAGAGAAGTCAGCAATCGCAGATAGTTTGTTGCCGGTTAAAGATGGACACAGCGCCAGCGTCCCGCGAGCAAACTTCTGTGCATCCATCAGCATGCGACTGTCCGCATACTCCTGCGTCCATGCTCTGCCGGGAAATACATCTGGCCCAGTGCTACCCCAGCCGCACGTCAACACACCGGCAGGGCAGTAATACGGCATCAGCTTGCAGCCCTCGAATCGCTTAATGAGGACATAGAGCGCGGCCAGGTCCATTACTTGCGACCCTTGGCCAGCTCTCTTGATGCGAAGAAAAAGCCAAGCATGGTGCCGACCAACTCACGATGCCACTCGCCCATCACAAAATTGAGTGATAGCAGCTCAAGAAACACCAGCAAATACCCAAGGCTTGCGCCGGTTGGCCTGATGATATTGTTCCATGCGTCCACCCAGCCGATGCCGGTAGGCGGGGGAATGGCGCTTTTCATGGCTTCAAGAAATGCAGCAGCTTCCAGCTTGCCCACTTCTACATCGCCGGCCACCACCATTTCTTTAACACCAAGCTCTGACTGAAGCCTGACTCGCTCGCAGTCATTCTTGTGGCGGTTATCGTCCAGATCAGCTTGCAATTGCATCCGTTCAATTTCTTGCGAGTGTTCCTGCCGCTTGTTCAGCCATTCAGCAAATTCCGACCAGATCAACCGGAATGCAGAGCCGCCAAGGAAGGAAAGAATTGCGCTCATTTTGCAAACTCCTTGCAGGCCATCCAGATTGCAGTCACGGCAGCGACCAACCCGGCAAACCACTTAATGAAAGACACAAGCCCTTTCGCTGTTGACCATGCCGACACAAGACCGGAAACTGATTCGTTCAGATCAGCAATATCACGACGAAGCTCTGCCAACTCTGCGCGAATCATTGCGCTCTCATCGCGGGAATTAAGTCTATTCAATGGATCACTCATCACGCTACCTCTTCCAGCCCAGCATTTCGCAGTTTCACCACTACGCTTGCGCCGGCTGGCATGTACCACGATACCAGTGGCCGCGCGGTTGCTGTAGTTGGCAATCTCTCCATGCGCTTGGTGCGCATCAGCGCATTGACCGGCTCATCATAAGCGCCACCGCACATGGAGGCCATCACGGTTGACATGATTGACGCGAAAAAATCCCCTTTCGTCTTTGGCATCGTTACCGCCATAAACACCGATACAGCTGATACTGTACCAATCATGAGACCGCTGGCAGCATATTTAGCGCTTGAGGCAGCAAACGCTTTGCCTAGTCCAGAACTACTTGCGGCGACTCCTGCCAGGTTTTGCGCGTCATTCATATCCACCACTTTCCCCTTGCATGTAATGCGTTTTAAGTTGTTATCTCAGTATAAACAGCAGCGGCATATAAATCATGCCCGGTTGTATTCGGGTGTACGCCGTCTGGAATATCTGCCAGCGTCATAAATGCAGTGCCGTCTATCAGCTCGCAGAATGTCGTGCGAGTAGATACAGCAGTAGCGATAGCTGTACGATAATCGCCCAGTGTCGAGCCTAGACCGTTTGCTGTTTCAACATCGCGCAAGATAGGAGTCTGGCAGTAGATGTACAAGTCAGGCATGGCAGCGTGTAATGCGTCCAGTGTGGCAGCATACGCCGTGCCGAAGTTTGCAGCAGTCCACAGATTTAGCCCGTAATCGTTTGTGCCTATCGCCATCCATAAACCAGACGGGTTATACGCTTCAATTTTAGCAACAAAGGCAGTGCGAGCCGTTCCATCTACGCAATCATCATGTAGTGATCTTCCTCCCCATGCTTCAACGGCAAACGACTGGCCTGTTAAAGATTGCGCCCACTGTATCTGCGCAGCCCATGCTTTCTGTGTAATCGGGCTTGCATCTGATCCAACGGTAATACTATCGCCGTATGCAACGATACGATCAGCCGTTAGTCCTGCGGTTTGCGTCATTGGCGCATTAGCGCGAACGGATGTTACAAATGTTCCATAAGCCGCAGACTGCAAACCATTAACAAAACGGATATTTTTTAATCCAGCATCCAGCGTTAATGAATACTGTTTCATGCCAGCAACAGCCTCTATCTGGCTATGGTAAACATCATCCACATACACGCCGACATAAGCGTATTGCGGATAAAATGGGAAAATAGGTGACGATATCGCTACCACAAAATCAGTGGCAGCCGTGCGGATATCAACATGCGAAAATGTCGAGCCGTAGTGGTATGTGGTCTCAGGAACAAACACAGCGCTATCAGAATAGAAATCAGGCGCAAGCAATCCAGACTTGCTATTCAGATATGCCTCGACCGTTTCAATCTGTGTAGCTGTCAGAACAATATCAAATGCCATAGCACCATGACAGCAGCCATCAAACGCAGCCAATCCGCCGCCAAGTTTGAACGTGTAATTCCCGAAATTTCCACCGCCGGTATCGCCAGCAACGTAGTTTGTCAGATCGAATTGGCCGCCAGCAAATCGCAGTGTTGGATTTTCTGTCGCGTGTGAGTCACCAGCCAGATTGAGTGTTGCTGATACAGTAGCAACGGATGTCTCAAGGCTTGCAGTACCACGCGCACCGACGAAAGCAGAATCTCCACTACGGTACAAAAGAATGCCGCCCATTAATACGCCAAGGTCAAACGCGCCTGCCTGTGATGTCACAGTGCCCAGCGACATGAGCGAGCATTCACCGGCTACTGTTGGGTTGTAAGTAGCCGCAAGCGTCATGGTATCGGTTGCGCTGAAGTCAATTGTCGCCGACAGGAACTGAGTGCCATCAAATGCCAGATAGTAATAACCAAGCGCGTCTTGCTCCAGTGTTGGGCGGAATGCCTCTGTTGCTTGCGTCAAATGGTTTTCAAATGGCGATTTGTCGAGGATTTTACCTACAGGCTGACCCGCAGCTGTGACAGGTGTTGTCCCGGCAGAATCCTGAAACATAGTGGAAAAATCAGACGGGTCGTACCAGCAGCCCTGTGTGCATGATGCAAAAATAGCAAGAATTGCCGCATCTTCGCTGATGACTGGGCGTGAATCCTGCCCCATAATTGCAGACAGAAAAGCTGTATTCATGATGTCTTGCCAGAGAAAACAAACTCTCCCAAAGCGTCACACAAAAAGCCAACGGTCGCATCTTGCCCTGCTGTTTTTGTGTGATCGTCGAAATTGCGGAGCGTTGCGTCTCCGCCGAAAGTTACCTGACCTTCCCCAGCCTGCACAACAACAAAATAAAAACCCTTCAGCGCAATATCAGCATCAATGTCAAGCGCAACATCTGCGTTGCTTGTGAAGCGCAACACGGAGCCGCAATCATCAGCTGCAACTGTATAGCTCGTGCCGTCTATCTCTTTAACGACCAGCTTTTCTTTTACCTGCAAGAATTGCCAAAGTCTGTCAATGTCGCGATTGAGTAAAGATGCCAGCAGATCGCCTGTGTTTTGGTAGTCGGTGTCCCTAGTTGGTTCCGGGGATAGACTGATAACAACATTGCCAACCCCGACAGCTGGCGCAGCGTCCAGCGTTACAGTTGCGCCAGCCATTACACCAAGATCTGTTACCGTGAAATCGGTGTAATCATCGCCGTCCACAGTGACGGAAATATCTTCCTGCCTGAACACAACAAAGTCTGTTGTGAACTCGACAGCAACCCCATCGCCGTTGTAAGCATTTTCGGTATTTTGCACAGCTGAAAGCATCAGCGCCCCCTGGGGTTATAGCTCTAGCGCGACATCGAATACGCCCGCATTATGCTGCCAATTTTGCCCCTCATAAGGTGTCAGGTTCTTGTCATTATGCTTGTGCGACTGTATGCGCTCCGGTGTGTCAATGATCGCAGCGGACACTGCATCAATGTCATCATCTGCTTGTGATCTGGCAAGCGGGTTAAAGTTTTTCATTTGGTCAACTGCTTCGCCCTCATGCACCGAGACATGCGCCCACAGCATGCCTGACAACAGAAGCGGCTCCATTGCTTCCAGAATGCGCCGCTGTTTGTTTGCCACAGATGCCTGCTCCGACACCCCGCACGTCAGCTTGCGTTGTTTGAGCGCGGCCTTGAGCACAGCAGGAGCGAAGCCCCCGATTCCGTTTGTCTCGACTGTAACCTTTGGCGCATGCAGCGACTGCACAATGTCGCACAGCTGGAACACCTGCCCGCCGGTAATTGTCTTGCCATCTTCCGCAAATGTTGCAATGTCACCAGATAGCCTTTCTGCCCTGTGCCAGTATCTTCTGCCGTGAACGTCCTGCAGGACAACCGCCACACTTGAAGCATCGGAGTCCACCTTGCCGCCGGACGGGTCCCACCTGACCGACATCCCAACAATCTGCGTCTTGCCAAGCCACATGCTGGCCGATCCGTTTGCTTTTTTCAGCACTGGCTCGCAGTCGTAAGCTGGCATTCTTTCAGGATCGAGGCGCGTTTCTGTCACCGGCCTGCTGTGCAGCTGGTATTGGCTGTCCCAGCTGTTGATGGTGCGGGTTTTCTTGCGCCGCTTTAGCATTTCCTTTGCGTCAAAACGCTCCGGCCATGCACTGCCAGAATAGAAATCAATCAGTGAATTGGGCGCTTCCGAGAACTTGATTTTTACCGTGCTGCCTTTGATGATCAGCTGGTAATCCTTGCCGACAGCAAGGGACTTTGTTTGCGGTCCAATCCCAAGAAAAACAAACTCTGGCGCAAACGGCAGGCTGTATTCCTTTTTGTCCGCGTTTTCTATCCGGTGCTCTTTTTGAAACATGCGGATTGTCAGGCAGTCAGCGCCAGCCCTTTCGACTTCATCGTAAAGGGAGTCGTGCGCGTGAGGCGTTCCAATGTATAGCGTCCTGCCGCCTGGAATCATTATGTGAACTTGCTCATCAAGCCGGATGCGCAGCTTCTCCCGCGCTTCTGGCGTGCCAATGTTCTGCGGCACTTCTACATCGTCGTTTTGTATTTCGGTCGCCCGGTGCCCAGTGACCGTTGACATAATCCCGCGCGCATACAGGCTGCCATAGCGCACATCGTCTGTGCCATTCACCCACCAGCGCTGCGTCTCGCCTCTGGTTTTCCTGCAGTCAACACACAGCGGATGCATTTCGAGCACCCTTTCTGTTCCACGTGACACCTTGTAGGCGTCCGGGTCAGTCGATCCTTGGTGCAATATCTGCTCATGCGGGTTTGTGTAGAGCATCCAGGCATTGTAAATATCAAGAATCGTTGACTTGCCAAAACCACGAAAGCACCTGAGCACCCCGACATCGCCACGATTCTCCAGCCAGTGACATGCCTGCACATGAATCAGCGGCACATCCCACCGCATGCGCTCTGCCCACATCAGGAAGAAAACAAGAAAGCTGACTTTTTTAGTGCCTGACTCTTGGCGCATCGCGTTTGTTCAGCTTGTCGAGCATTTTGCCTGCCATTTTTTCAGCCGCTGCGATTTTTTCATCTAGCTCTGGCTCCTTGTACGGGTCACGCCCAAGTGCCTCCTTGGTATTGGCTGCCAGTTTTTCAACGGATCCGGCCAGCACAAAGGTTGCCTGCGCGTTTTTCTTGCACCAGTAGCGGTTGCCCCTTGTTTCCTGATCAACGTCTGCAATGGGGACACCAGCACCCGGCCAGAAATCCGGGTCCGCCTCTTCCAGCACCACATCAATCAGCTTTTCAGACAATGCCTCAAGCCGTTTTTTCTGGTCTTCTCTCATCATTCCCCCACTGCTGCCGCTAAATCTGGCGCGCGCTCTGGCAGGTTTTCTCCTGGCTCCCACCAATACTGTTGCCCGGTGTCTTTTTGCACCCTGCGCTTCATGCGTTGCAGATAACCAGGTGATGCAAACTCCATTGCGTCCTGCCAGATAAGGTGGTCCATTGCGGATTTGGTATACCAGAGCGACGCGCCGGGGGTATTGCTCTTCACGTACTGCACAACCTTGCCGCCAACATCAGCTGGCTTGCCGTCTTTCATGTCTGTGACGGCCTCGGCAGCTATGGATAACGGCTGCAACACCATCGAACCAGTTGGCCCCAGCATGACGCTGCTCAATGTGTCGCCATATTTTGTTTTGCCGCCGTACAGGAAATCCCCGTAAATGCCCAGCGCGCCGCCTTTCGTGAATGCCGCGCCAAAAAATGCCGGTGTCGTAATGTCGCGCGGGTCTTTGCCCGCCAGCAAGTCGCCTATCAGCACAGCCACGCCGCCCAACAGTGTTGTGCCGACGATGTGCCGCGACAAGTAAGCTGCTTTTGCTGTGCCAGTAGGCTGCGCCATGCCGCGTGAAATATGCTTCATGGCCATGGCAATGCCAAAGGATTTGAATTGCCAGAATGATCTGGCCAGCTCGCCTTGCACTGTGCCGGCTTGCGAGTCGCCATACATCCAGGCGCGCTCTTTGGCTGATGGTTCAATGATTGCCATGCGCGCTTCGTCACCTACAACACCGGCCAGCTTTGTGGCTGCCATGTCTTTCAGTTTTGCAGCGTCAGCGCCCAGCAAAGCGTCATCAATCCGGTAAATGTCTGCCGGAGTCAATACGGTGTCGCCCTTGCCTCTAATGTCTGTGGTATCTGCTTTCTGCCAGATTGCCCAGTCCTCAGCAGTCACGCCCATTTTTTCAAAGCGCGCCCGGTCAGATTCGTCAATCTGGTCAAACCCTTTGCGAGTCAGGCTGCCAATCACGTCCATCATTTCCAGCGAGAAAGCCTGCCTGCGAATGTCGGTGATCTGTGACAAGCCGGACGCGCGCATTACAGCGCCTGTCAGCTTCTGTGAAGCGTTGGCAAACTTTCCAGCCACACCGATGGAATCCCCCAGCCCTTCAGTGCCCCACCTGTCAAGGCCGGACAGCGTCGCCTCAAGACCTAAGCCTGCGCGCCGTGCCGCTTCTCGCATTTCAGGATTGCGCAGCAATTCCATTTCCTTGGCAAGCACGTTTTTATATTTGAGATTATTGAATAGCGCAGTATTAAACATCGTCGCCTGGTCGGTGATAGATGAAATAATTGCACTGCCAAGTTTTGCGCCCGTCTGGATTGACCGGATACCGCGCATTGTGTTGGCCACTGCATGATTGGCCGCGCCTGCGTTTGTGCCGGAGACATACCTGTAAAGCGTTTCAAGCCCTTTGGCTCTGCCGTCAACGCCCTGTGCTTTTTCCGGGTCGGCCATCTTTTGCTTGGTGGCGGCGTAGTCAAGCAGCTCCTTGAAACCGTGGTCTGCGTTTGGCCCCATTGTTTCCACCAAGGCAATATCGTTTGCTATGCCTTTGATATGCCCCTGCAGTACACCAAACAATGGCTGCTCGCCGTACTTTTCCCAGTATTTTACGTGTGCATCAGCGCCGGCAAAATGGATTTGCCTGTGCGCGTTGCCACGGTTGGCGCGACTTCCCCCGACTTTCGCTGTGCCAGCTTCGCGCTTGTTTGCGCCATCGGTTGAGATGGTGACATAAGCTTCGTCAAGAAAAGATTTCAGCTCTGTGTCATTCATCAGCGCACCGTCATCTTTGACGTACTTCTCGCGATTCAGCAGCGGCATGATGTCTTTTACCCACGCATCTTTTCCAGCCCTGACAATCAAGGCGTGGCTGTGATGGTGCGGCATGTCGTAGGATTCCAGCTTGCCAATGTCGCCACCGCCACGGTTGAAGCGCTGGCGCAGGCTTTCGCTGGTGTCGTGAAACGCTTTTGCGCCCTGCTTGGCCAGTGGATTCCCGGAGTCTTCGCCGTGCAATTCCTTGATCAGATCCAGTGTGCCCTTCTGGTCTTCAAACAAACCAAGGATTTTCGGATTGGTGGCCTGCAGAGTGTCCAGCATATTGCCAAATGCCATGTTGCCAATTTCGCGCGCCTGCGAAAAAATCGACAATCTGCCGCTGCCTTTCGGGCTGAAGTCCAGAATATCTTTTATCTTGTCCAGCGCATTGGCTTGATCGGTGTCAACATACGTGCGCAACTTTGCCTGCGCTTCCACCTGGTAAATCTTGCGCTGCGCTTTCAATTCAGCATCAGCCACCAATTCAGCAGCCGCTTTTTCTGCTGCTTTCAGTACGCGCTCGGCTGGGGTCATTGACAAAATAGCTTCCCTGTCCTGGCGCGCCATGCGCTGGATTTCATTGGATAGCCTAGACTCGATTTCTGCCAATTCAGACGGGCGCGCATCACGCCCCAGCACAGCAGATACAGCCTTGTTGCATTCAGGTCTCATGTTGTAAACCTCATTGCGCACAGCGCAGCAGCTTTAAAGCCTTCCTTGAGTGACGCAGCGTTGTCCGCTTCAGCAGCGGCTTGCAAGATAGCCTCCCTGCCAGAAACAGGATTGCCGTTATCATCAAGGACGGTAATGGTTTCGTCTGCAGTCAGCGCTTGCTGGACTTCAGGGCGGGCGGCATAGCCGGACATCGGGGCTTCAGCGTAGGCTTTGCCGATGTCAGCAATGACAGCATCAGCCTTGCTATTCGACCCCATTGCGTTATTGATGCCGCCAAGATTATGCGTGTCTGCCTCGACATACCGCATCGGCGTATCACTATTGGCTGCCCTTTCAAGCGATGCCTGCAGCTCCCTGTCAGAATTCAGACCAGAAACAGCGTTTTTGTCCGCTGCTTTGGATGCCTGAAGCTCTGCGGCCGCTTCTGGCGCAAGCCCGTCGGCCTTGGCCATTTCCATGTATTTTTGTGCGGCGTATTCGTCCGGGTTTACTGGGGCTGGCTTTGACTCCGCATCCTTGTAAGACAGCAGTTGGCTGCGTATATCTTCAGCGTCAGCCCTTGGCGGCTTTTGCTCGAATGCAGCTTCACGCACCATCGAATCATCAAAGGGTTTGTCACGCAGCAGGTGGTCAAGCCCCATGTCCATGTTCGTCTGGTGCGCGTTGAAATCAGCATCCGATAGCGGGCGGCCCGGTGCGGAATCAACGGCATATGACTTAAATGTTGCAAGCGCCGCAATGGCATCCTTATGCGTTTTCGTCAAGACAGCATTGCCGATCATTGAGTTAATGCTATTTTCAAGAGACTGGCTTCCGCTTCTAATTGCATCCCCTGCTTTTTTCCCTACGGCAGAGTCTAAAACATCAGGCTGCGGGTATTTGCTTTTTGCTTGCAGCGCGCCAAAAGCCACGCCCATCAGCCCATCAACAGCCATTGACTGCAAATCAAAAGCATCAAAGTTTTTTGCCTGCGCGCCATATCCTGCGTCGTCAAGTATTTCGCCTGTTGCGCCGCGCTGCACTATGCCTTGAGCGATGTTTCCTATTGTGCCCGTGGCTATTTTTGAAGATGCGCTCTTACCAAATATGGGCAGCCATGCGCCAACAGCAGTTGCAACTCCAGCAACCGCGCCAACCTGCTGCGCTGTTTCGGCATCAACCCCGCTGCGAACCATGTCCACAGCTGTGCCCATCTGAGCGTTTGCCACCATCAGAGAGGGATTCCCTGCGCCTATCACCAGCTGGCCAAGCCCGCCAACCAATTCGCCAGCCAGCCGGCCCGCCTTGCCGACCTCTTGAGGGCCGGGTGCCCAATAGTCCATGGCATTGTTTACTGTGTCATCGACTACGTTTTTGAAATACCAATCCTGCGCGCGCGTTTCGTTCCTGCCTGTAATTGCGCTATTTACCGCATCGCCAATAATTGGCAGCACTGCTCCGGCCATTGCAACAGTTTGCCCGGTGCGCGCAAATGTTTCGCGCATAACGCCTTGGCCTACGCCAGACGCAAACCCGTCCCACGTTCCCGGATCTTGCTGCCCGTCTTCTATGCCAACTTCAGCAGCTGAAGCCTCGAAGCTCTGGCCAAGGTTTTCGTCAAAATCATAGATGCCAGACATCAGCGCACCTCAATGTATACAGGCCGCCCATCTTTCAGAATGGGCGCTCTGCCCGATGTAATGCCGTACCTGCCATCACCGGCAGGCACAAGATTGATATTGTCAAAGTCAACAGATAGCCCGAGCTGCTGATAACTGGCCTCTGCCTTGCTGGTGAATGTGTCTTCATCCATCCCCCAGGGGGCAAGCACGGTTTTCCCGTTATGCTCGACAGGCGCGCCCAGTACAGCGTTGATAGATTCGCGCATCAGCTTGGGGTCAACCATGCCGGACACGTCGCCATCCTGCGCTGCGCGGCCAGCGTAGTACGCTTTCACGGACTGCATGCCGGTTTGGTATGCCTTGGGTGCGTTTGCGAATGCGCCGCCAGCAAACTGGTCAAACTGTGCAGCAAAGTCCGCGTCTTTCGGCAGCGGGAATTTCGCATCCTTGTCTTTGATGATCGCATTGCCTTGAAGCATCAGTGCAGACACATCCTTGCTGGCTGTTTTGGTATCAGGCGAAAAGAAATTGCGCTCAATGACCGTTGATTCCTGCTTGCTGGCCAGCATGCCTGCAAACGCTGTCACAGGTTCATCCGGTGCAATCTGCTGCATGATGGCCTTGTATTCCTTGCCGCCGCCCGATGCTTTGTTCAGGCCGCCAAAAAACTGCCGTTGCTGGTCTGGTGGCATCTTCGCCACTTGCGCTTTGAGTGCGTCGGCTTCCTGTGGTAAAAGCAGCGTTGGCTTGACTTCTGCGCCGTGCTTTTGCTGCAAGGCTGTGACAGTTTCCATTCTGTCGCGCAGGTTTGAAAACAGTTTGCCGCCATCGTCCGGCTGCATGACTGCATTGAAATCCAGCGGCTCGATCTTTGCGCCAAGCCGTTCTTGCGAATACACCAGCGGGCTTTCTGTAAGGCTTTTCTTGTTTGCATCGAAAACGCGGCGCAATGAATCCAGATTCGTCTTGTCCTGCACAGACCCGCCGTTGGTGGTCAGGTTTGATTCCATCTGCTGGATAGTGGCCTGCTGCTGATCAATCGGCACTTTCAGGAATTGCTGAATCTGTTGGCCTTGCTCAATTTTCGCCTCTATGTTTCCAGCCGCTGCTGTACCGGAGCCAATGGTTTTCCAGTTGTCGATCATGTCAGGCGTTGGCGGTATGCCGGAGGCGTTCTGGCGTTCAATATCCTGCAAAACATTCATTGCCCGCACTTCGCGCTTGGTGGCCAGCATTTCATTGTGCTGTTCAATCCGGCTAATGTTGTTGCTGATGTTGTTCTGCAAGCCAAGGCGCTTGCCTGCGTCGATCTTTTCGGCGTAATAACCATCACTGGCCGCAAGGTCATGCTCAATGGCGCGCAATTCAGACAGGTTGTCGCCCGCTTCTAGTAGTCTTTGCTGGACATGGTTCTGGTAGTTGCCTTCAATGAAGTCGCGTTTCTTCGCTTCCCACTTGTCGCCATACGCCATGCGGCCTTGTTCATCCATCAGGCTTATGCCGGCGTTTATTTCCTCGACATTTGCACCGGGCAGACCGGCTTGCTTGCTTTGTGAATCCAGTATTCCGTCAATGTCAGACTGAAACTTGCCAATTTTGGCTTGTTCAATGTGAGGCATCAGCGCCAGCTGGCCGCTTTGTGTAAGCCTGCCTACCTGACCATCAAATTGCGCCTGCATGACAGCGTCCAAGCCCTCAATCTTCGGCATTTCAAGCGCCTTGACTGCCTCCTGGTATGCCGTGTCTGCCTGCTCATAAGAAATGTTCCCCGCGCGCATGTCTTCGGTGATTTTCTGTGTGACGGTTTTGACCTTCAGCTCTGCCTGACCAATGGCGTTTGCTGCTTCAACCTGCTTCATTGCGCGTTGCTGGCGCTTTTGCTCATCAAGCGCTTCGCCAGCTATAGCCATGCCGGCACCAGCCGCACGGTTCAGCGCCACATTGACAGCATCAAAGCCTTCAGTATTTACCTGCGAACGCTGGGCAGGATCAGCGCCGCGAACACCGAAATTACCTAAAGGGATCTCAGCCATCACATAGTCTTCCAGTCAGTTTTCACAACAGCACAGCAGAGCCAAGCGTTGTTGCCGCGTCAATGTAGCTCGCGTCTTTTTTCTGCTCGCCTGCGATTTTGTCCGCTTCACCTTGCGCATTGATGCGGCTTGCCCGGTCAGCTGCGCCAAAGATGCCCATTTGCGCATCGGTTTCTGCGCGTGTGGAAATGTCTTTATTGATTTCCTCTGCTGTGCCGCCGCCAGTTATATCAACGCCGTTGGCCGCCATCTGTGCATTGGCTGCGCTGGTAGTCCTGCGAGCCTGTCTGCGTATGATTGACGCATCAACTTGCGCAGCACCTTTTGCCGCGTCCGCATCAGCGTTGGCCTGATCCTGCTGGTATTCGCCCATATCTTCAGCGGCTTTCCCTTGCTCGATTGACGTGTAGCCCTGCACTGCGGCCATGCCAAGCATAAATAATGCCGGATTACACATTGAACACTCCTTTCGTAAACAGATAAAAATCTTTATTTTCCCCGGTTGGCTCCTTGTGAAGATCAAAACCGAGCCACACCAGCCACTGTTGCGCTATCTTGTTATTGATATGCACATAATTAAAAAGCCTTTTGTATTGCTGCTGCATACGTTCAACGTCGGGCCTGCAATTCATAAGGAATGTCTTTTTGATTTTCACAATTGCATCTGTGGCCAGTAACCATGGCGAGCCGGTTTCTTCGTCGCAGGGTGAAACGCCCCATATAACAGAGGGTAATCCATCCACCAGGGCGACTTTGCACCAGTCAGATTTCTCCCAGCCATCCAGCAGCAAATCAACAGGATCACCACCGGATGCCTGTAATTCTTTGCGATCTTCGTCGCGCATGTTGTAAGCGATATGCACTGCATCTTCAAAAAGCGCCTCCCGAATAGTCACCATCAGTCATTCACCGTGATTTTTTTGATCACAGACAGCACATGAAAAGGGTGCGGCAGCGCGTGTGTTATTTCTATCTGCGCCTCTCCCCTTTCCCATCCAAGGTTTTCCATCCTGTATTCGCCTGAAACCGGCACCAGTGGCGTGTCCAGCTTATCCCTGCCCAACCTGCGGAACTCTACTTCTTGCCCGTTGATTACAAGCCCAAGCGTTTCAAGAATGCGCACGGTGATTTCATTGATGCGCATGCTGTTGCCATGCGCGCTGCCTGATGGAGAACCGATTTCAGGGGTTAGCGTGACAATCCTGCGCGTGAACGGAATCCCGATTGAATAATCGGAAACAGTGTCTGCGATTGTCAGCGTGCCCGTGTCAACATCTACAACACCGCTTGGCTTTATCACGCCATCACCAAGGACAGTGACCGCTACGCCTCGCAAATGCTTGTTGGTTACGACAGTGCTCATAAATAGGTCACATATTCGTCAATGATTGCTTTCAATTCCGCAAGCTCTGTGCCGTCAAGATACGCACCTGCAAACCATGCCGACATGCTTGCATCGCTCAAGTTGGAATAAGTGCCGTTTTCATTCAATGCCAACAATGAAACCTCTGCAGTGGATCGCTGAAGCATTGATCCGCTGGCCGATGCAATCGCCGTGCTGTCTTTAAGAACCTGCACGGTGTGCGTCTGTCTTCTGACAGTCAGCAGCCCGCTACCCACAACCCCGGCAATGGTCGCTGCGTTTGTGGCGTTCATTTTTCCAATCAGCGTGTCGGTTGCTGTTGTCTCTATCAGCGAAACCGTCTGATTCGTGGACGATCCATACGCGCCAAAATAAGCAGCAGTCGCCCCAGCAGTCGGCCTTGCTGTCACATAGCCGCCCATTGCTGAAAGATGCGATTCGTAATTGACACCATCGCTTGATGGTATAAATGCCGTGTTGAATCTTGAGCCAGCTGTTGTGCTGCCGGATATGCCAACGTCGGCAGTGAATGATGCAGAGCCGACCAGCGTCCCCTCTTTTGTTCCGCGCTTCCAATCAAGATAGGCAGCCTGCGAATCAGCAGCAGCAAACATGTAAAACGAGTCGAGCTTGTCCCATATGCCTGCGTCTTTTAACGCAAGAATGGCATCATTGATAATGCGCTTTCTGCCATCCGTTGGAGGTGTTGTCATTCTTGCAAACAACAATTCAGCCTCTGCATCGTAAGGCGCAACAGTTTCCGTTATTTCTGAATCTTCGCCTGCGCAGTCGTGATAAAGCGTTGGGTCGAATCGCTCGATATAACGCACATCCTCGTTTGGGTCTTCGCTGGGTTCGTCTGTCAGATCTCTTTTAATTGTGCGCTTCACAACAAGCCAAATGTCATCAGTGTCGCCGTTCGGGATAGACACGACACTTTCAAAAACGCCATTGCCTGAAGAGTGGCGCGCCCAGCCAATGACGTTCTGTTCCCTGTCAATGGTGCATGACACAAGCTCACCGGCCTTTGTCACAACCCACAAAACGGAATAAGGTTCTTGCTGGTAGGCCATTTCCTTCAGGCCATCAGAAAGCATGTGATCAGCCAGGGCAGACACATCCGGGGAATTATAAGAGTCGTTTGCATACTGGTAAGACATGGCGCGCACGCGCTTGCCTGCGCGCTGCGGGTATAAAATCTCTGCGCCTATTCTCACAGGTGGCGCATTGTCGCACCCAAAGGCAGACTGCGATTTCACCTGCACGTTTGTCGGCGTGACCGGGCGCTCTACACCACCGAGAATTGCATATTCGCCACCCGTTGACAGAACAACAATGCCGTTGTTTTCTGTAATGTGCCGAACGTCAACCACTTCACGAGACGATATTGTTATGCCAATAGCGTCAGAATCATCTGTCCCTAGATCGTTGTTGTAATACTCGCCAATGCGTGACATCCAAACGCTGTTGGGGTATGCGGGCGAACCAGCAAAAATCAGCCGCTGAGTGGCAATTGTCACTGCGCCAGGGTATCCGTTCGATGGATTCCACACAGGCAACGACAGCGACCACGAATCTTTCACAGCAGTGACAGACGAAGACAGCTCCTTGGTTATCGTTGCGTCAACCCTTGACGGTGATATAAAACCAGTGATGCGCGCAAACCCGCCATTGATGGACACCACCCCGCCAACATCATCAGCCCGGAACGTATTGAATGAAGTGCCTGACGCTGTTGATTTTGCCAAGCTGCCATGCGATCCCGCCGTGCCAGCAGAATCAATCAATCCAACTCTATAAACAACGTCGGCATGATTTACTGCGCCATTTTTATTCCCGACAATATAGCGCTTGGAAATATACATTTGTGTATTTGATACGACGTGCTTTACTTTATAAACGCCGTTTATATCGTCAACGCCATCAAGATCAGTGAAGCCCGAAATGATTACACTATTGCCTGCAACATATGTCGCAGCTGCGTGCGTGACAAGCACGTAGGCATAGAGCAGCACCCCGTCCCAATAATACAGCCCGCCAGCTTCAGGAAGATCAGAAGCCAGATACCCAACCGTCGGGAAGCTGGCAAATGGTGCAATCTCATATTTCGATATTGCATACGATGTGCCAGCCGTGCCTGCGCCGCCAGCTGTCAGCGTGATAGATGCCCCGACAGGGTTTGCTGCCGACGGTTTGAGTGATGCCCTGGGCGATCCTTGAATGGTCCACCTGCCAGGCAGATACTCCATCGGACCAGATATGCCGCCGGCCACGTTTACAACCTTGGCCTCGATGTTGCTCGCGTCAACAATTTTCGTGACCGTTACAACAAGGCCGCCACCGAAATCAATGTATCTCCCAATATCTGCCGTGATGAAATCGCCAGAGTCTTCTTCCGTGCTGTCTATGTAATACGAATACACCGTTACAGTGTTGCCGACTGCGATAGCTTCGCCCGGTGTCGGGTCGGTATCAACGCGTGCGTAGTAATCCGGCTTATAGCCAGACTCCCCAACAGGCACAGACACAAACGGAATGGTGGACAGCTGCCAGCTGTCATGCCCGAATCTTTGCAGCCTGTACGGCTCCACATCCTGATGCACAATGATCAGCGTGTCAGACTTCTGTGCAAAATTGAGGCCATCGAGCTGGTCTTCTGTGTATGGCGTTTCGACTTCATAAGCGGAGCCGCCATCCATGACAATTTCGTTGTCATGAAAGAATCTTATTTTTCTGTCGCAGAACTCCAGCACATAGGACTGGCTGCGATTGAACACAAACGCCACAAGCCTCGACTTGCCCGCAGCGCCATAAGCGGAAGAGCACACATACCTTGTGCCCGGCCTTGTAATTGCGCCGCCCTGGACAAGCGGAATGACGTTTTCAAGAACAGCCGCCCCGTTTGCATACTTGGCTATATCGACGCGACCATACAGCTTGGGCGACAGCTCGCCAGCTGTAAAGTTTGTCTGGTTATGCGTGACCTTTGGCATTACAGCCTTGACCGTCTGGCTGCAAGCAAGCGGAAATCGCCAAGCGTTTCCGATGGATCGTCTTGACCGTCTTCTGCCCTGGCGCGCTTCAGTGTCATCTGCAGCTTTTGCGCCATGTTGGCTTGCATTGATGCCGATGACGTTATGGCATAAGACAAGCGCTCTGCCATTGCAATGGTCATTGCTTCAACCAGCGATGTATCCCATGTGCTGACATCTTCATTGCGGAACACATAGCGCAGCAGCAGCGAGCTTTCATTGCAGAGGATTTTTCTGCCTTCTGTTTTGAAATCTACCTCGCCGCCATACTCCCCAACCGACAGCGTTTTAAGCCAGTCAGATGGCAGGTTGTAGCTGTAGCTGTAATCGTAAAGAGGCGCATCAGCATTTGGCGCAATCTGCTTGCGCTTGATGCAGCAATTCCACGGGTGCGACCGCAGCAGCGTGTCGCGCACATCCGGGTACAAATTGGCGCAGGCAACACCACGATCTGTTGTGTCTGCCATTGTGTTGATGGTCTTTGCACCAAGCATCAGTAATGCATTGCTGCAGATTGAAACTTGAGAAGCCATCACTCACCCCGTAAATTAGAAAAAAGGGGAGGCGTTGCCGACTCCCCTCTTGTACAGCCTTTCAAATATCAGTCGAGAACGTACGCAATTTTCAGCGTCAGTACCTGACCGATAGGGATTGCAGCGCCTGCAACGGTAGAAATCAGCGTGCAGTTGTTGGTAGCTGCAGTGCTGTCGTCGCTGGTTTCAAACTGCGCACCAGAAGCAGACTGCGCTTCAGGCACAGCGGAGCCAGCTGAAGCAACAGAAGTTGCAGCCAAGTGCCGCGCAGCAGATGCAGCATCGCCAAGGTTCAGCGTTGAAGATGCAGTGCCTGCCGAGAAATACAGCTTGCTCAGGTTGCCGAGAATGCGCGCACCCTTAGGCAGCGAGCCCCAGGTGATTGTTTCGCCGATAGCTACAGCTACCGCTGGCGTTACAGTCGCTTCAAACAACCGGACGCGGCCATGTGAGCGATTTACTTTTGACTTAACAGGCGGTGTTGCCACCGCGTTGCTTTGCAGATCAGCATTTACAGATGCCATGTCATTTCTCCAGAAAAATAATGGCGAGCCTGTTACAGCCCGCCGTTTTCATTACGCCGCGCAGGCAATTTCCACAACGCCTTCGTCTTCAAGGCGTGCAGCACCAATGGCCATGCGGGCATAAACCTGCACGGAGTTGTTTTTATCTGGACGCGGATCAATTGAAGTGTGGATGTCTTTGCCGACACCGAAAGCTACACAGCTTTTTGCCCATGCAAGCGCATAGCCAGTAGTTGCTGTGCCGTCTTTGTAGACACCTTCGTAACGGACAAACTTGAAGCCCAGGAATGTGTCGACCTGACCCTGCACCAGCGCTTTCACGGTGTTGTAGTCAGCAGAACGGATCTCGGTAGTGCCAAGCAAGCTGGTCAACATCTTCGCGTTTACAACAATAACGCGTGAAGCTGTTGCGCCTTGACCGTCAGCAGCCATTGCCTGATCGTCGTCAACTTCTGCTGCGTCAAGCATTTCCTTGGTTGTCAACAGTTTTGCGATGGTCAGGTTGGTGCTGCCGTGGGCAATCTTCTGGCCGGATGGCAGAACCTGCGTGCTTGTGCCGGTGCGTGCTGTGCCACGGGCGGCTGCATAAATCACGCCGTCTTTTTGGCGGTTCAGTGCAGCAGCGGCTGCGGCAACATACGGTGAAGTCGGATCACCCAGCATGCGGATCTTGTCCATCTCATCAACAAGCTCTGCCCAGGCTTTATCTTGAAGATCAATCCAGCGGCGAGTGTGAGGGATGTCAACGTGACGGGTGTCAGCGTGGCGGCTTGCCAAATCATATGCTTCTGCTTTGCCGATACGCTCAACAGATTTTGAAGCGCCGACAATGCCGGACTCCATTTGGCACCATGGGGCAAGGCGCGACTGACGTTGCTGTGACAGCATGCGGAAGTTTGCTCCGTACTGCTGCACCATTGCTTCTGTAATTGTGCTGCTCATAAAATGAGACTCCTGAAATTAGGTTATTGGTTCGCCTTTTTTCAGGGTGTCCATTTCTGGGCCTGTAATTTTTACGCTGCAATCTGTGCGGCTACACACAGGGCAAGCGAGCTTTTCGGTTATCTGATCGCCACATCAGGCCGCTGTCACAATAGTGCGACAAGCTCGCTGTCAATTTCCTGTCATTTTTGCTGTGGGTACTTCTCCGCGTAGTATTTTGCGACACGCGCCTTTGTTGCTGTGTGGTCCGGGTGATCTTCGCGCCAGTAGGCCTCTGATTTTTGCAGCGCCTCAATATCAATCATGCCACCAGACTGTACTGCACCAGGCGACTTGCCTTCCTCAAGCTCTGGACCAATTGCCGCAAGCAACTTGATGGCCTTTGCGTTATTGCCAATGGCCTTGATTATTTCGCTGGCCTCTTCACGCGATGCAGCGTATGCATTGACAACACGCAGCGCATTGCTTGTGTTTACCTTGAACTCGTTATCTGTCGGCCACATTTCTTTCAGCTGCGCCGTGCAATCCGCAGAGGTTTGCTGCGCCTCTGCTTTCATCAGCTCGGCAGCACGCGGCAGAAACTCATTGACAGCAAGGGAGAATTGCTTGTTTGTGAATCCCTCGGCATGCGCCTTGGCTGCAAAATCTTTATACAGCTCATCGCTTTTCAGCTCGTCAACGTCAAAGCCTTCAATGGTCAGCTCTGGCGCATACTCTTCTGCTGTTTTTGGTGGGATGTCACCAGCACCAAGGCGCTTCTCTAGCGCCCGGTAAGCGTCAGCCTGCTTTCTTGCTGATGCCTCGATGTCAACCGTGCCGTCTTCCTTTTTGACGACGTGCTTTTCTGGCAACCAGCTGTCCGGGCTTGCGTCAGGCGATGGATCCGCGCCTTGTCCACCAGTTGCCACTACCTCTAATGCGGTAGCCTCTGCTGCTGCCGCCGCCGTCGCCGTCGCCTCTGCCGCCGCTGCTGCCTGGCCGTCATCAATACCTGCTGCTTCACTCATCTATTTGTACCCCGTTGGCTTGGTTAATTTTTTTAATAATGAACTCGACAACATTGCGCTCGCCGCAATTGACCAGCGTCTGCCTTTCAGCTGCCCGGCCGCCCTTCACATAACAGTCTTTGGCATACACACGGCAAAGCTCTTCCAGGATCAGCTGGCCGTCTTTGTTGCCCTCGAAGATTCTTGAGTATGTTGACGGGTCAACGGGTCCTGTCATGCAGCCCCGGCTTGTGACATTTGCGTAACGATATTTGGTGCAGCACGCGTCGCCATGTCAGCCATGGCTTGCTGCTGCGCTGATGCAGCCATTGCCTGCTGCTCTTGTGCTACCGCTTCCTCGTAATCTGGTTGCGTGCGCAAACACTCAGGAGGAACACCACCGGCCTCCGCTAAAATCCTCGCGGTTGCTGGTGCGTCAATAATCTTGACCACGTTTCTGTCAACATTGCCCAGCATTGTTATCTGCTGAACGACGCGCTCAATGGCTACAACGTGCTCTTGCTTCGCAGCCCTTGCCAGCGGGGAGATATACCGCACTGAAAATGATTTACCACCAAGGGACCCTGGCGGCTGCGTCAATGCGCCAGCCCTGAACGCCAGGCCAAAGCAGCGGACAATCATTGGCTGCAAATACTCAGCTTGCAGCCTTCCATAGATTGGGCCAAGCAGCTGCCTGATCAGGTTGACCTGCACCATTACTTCAGTGGCAGAGCGAACCGGACCACCTTGCGGCTGCAGCTGGTCAGCCATCAGGATCTTGCGGATAGCTGCTTGCGCGTTTTGTATTTCTTGCTGCGCCAGCTGCCAGTTACCGCCTGGAGTCAGCGGCTTGATGCTGTCAACAGAATTGGCAATTATTATTTTTCTTGGACCAATCTTGAACGTGCGCGGGTTGATAACGCCATCGTCTTCCGCTATCCACATGCCAGCGATAGTCATTTCAGCACTCGCCAGATGCATGCGCTTAATATCGTTTAGCATGTTTGAATCAGGCATTGCTTCAGACAGCGGACCAATGCCAAGGCATGAATCCGGGATCTTGAACCAGCGCGGAGACACAACAGGAAACTCGTGGAATCCTGATTCCTTCACAGTATTTTTTGTGTCGTGCTCGATAATAACCTGACGGAAAGGCAGATTCTTGGCAAGTTTCGCACCAACCATGTGCATCTTGCGCGGCTCTATCAGCATCAGGAACTTGACGCGGGTATCTGGCGCAGTGTCCACCAGCTTCTGCGTTTTATCGCTGAGCTTATCAAGCCCGAACTCATTTGCGGCCTGCTCTGCGCTCAACTCATATTCACGAAATACGGTATCTATCTGCCCATCTGCACGCGTTGATGACGTGAAAACACTGGCAAGCGGCCACTGCTCGAAAACAATGCCGCCACGCTTCCTGTCTTCGTCGATGAACATGCAGAACCAGCCAGCGCACACCATATCAATGATGGATTCAAAGCCTTCTGCGTCAAAGTTGCCGCCATGGATATTCTCAAAGATGCACTGCGCGGCAGCATCAAGCCAACGCTTTTCATCTTCCGTTTGTTTATTGCCGACAGACAGCTGGAACCAGCGAGAATTGGCGGGGGTCATCCCTGACATAATGGATGAAGCCAGAACCCTCACAGATTCCGTCGTCACGCCGTCCATTATTTGGCTTTGCTTGTCCTGTGAGGATTCCGCAGTGAGCGTCGATCCGGCAAAGCCTTTGCCGCGCAGCGGGTAACTGGCGTTGAAGCAGTCGAGCCAGATTTTTTCTACCGGCTCCCTGATCTGCTTAACAGCCTGGAACCGTTTAATGATGCGCGCTGCTTCGCTCATCAGTCGCCCAGCGCTTTTTTGCCTACACTTTCAAGCGCGGTGTCGTACCCCATGCCGCCATTGGTTTCCATTTTCTGCCCGGCCTGCCTGCGCTTGATGGCAGCGGTCTCTTTGTTTGCCTTCTTTGCGGCAATGGCAGCAGATTGCTGTGCTTCTGCCACAGGGTCGCGGCGCACAACATCAGGTGTCTTTGGTGATCCGCTACACATTAGCGTCAGCCCCGCCGTTAGGGAGCAGCCAGCCTTGCTTTGTGAGAACGCGCTCAGTCAGTTTTGAAGCGTCAATGCTGGCAGCGTCAGGCAGCCCGCCATCAACTTCCACATGCTCGGCATCAGCAACCATAACGTCAGCCTTTGCGGCCTCTGTTGTTTCGCCTGGCACTTGAGTCTTGCAGGGTTTCTTTGGAGCAACCATAACGTCAGCCTTTGGCGGTTAATAGAAAACAGGACAATGTGGATTGTGCATTGCCAGTGCTGTCAATTTCCTGTCATTTTCTTTTTTGTTGGCGGCTCGGTTTTCCCGGTTACAGTGCGCCATATTTTCAGCACCGCCTCGCCAACGTAATGCCTTGGCTCTGTGCCATGCGATTGCATGTTGATGATCGTCGATCTGGAAACGTCGGCGCGCGCCGCTACCATTTCATGATGGACACCGTGCCGCTGAAGGTCTGTGATTATGTAAAACCAGTCTATAGTTTCCACTTGCTTCCATCCCCACGAATGGTTAAACGCGCGCGCGCGAGGCCGCGATTAAATTGCCAGGCCTTTTACAGCCGGGACTAGCCTTAGCGCGGCTTCCTCGGACAAAGCTGCTGTGTAAGGGTTGTTGCTGTCACAGCACTTTCTCTGCTGGTGTTACTAGCCACCGCCAGCTGGGCTGCTCTGATCACGCCAAATACTCCTGAATTGTTTGCTTTGCTGCCTGCCAGCCATAGCAAAGCTGTGCCGCATAACCGACTTGCGCCATGCGATCTAGCCACTCCAGCTGCAGGGCTGTTGGTTTGCCTGCCTTGCTTGTTGGTGTTGCTGGTGCCTTCAACTCTATCCAGAGGCCGCAGAATCCGTTTGCTGGTAACGCAAGGAGCAAATCAGATACCCCAGCCTTCACGCCTTGAGCCTTGAGTCTTGCCGCTTCCTTTGGATTGCGGTTGCCTCCGTTAGGTATGGCAACAAGAAAGTCAGACACCAGCACACCGCGCAGCCTGGCTACCCGTGCCCACTGCATCAGCGCCTTCTGGTGGTCATCTTCAAGATGCCTCACAATCGCCCCCTATAAACCTCTGGCGCTCCGCATCCCGCATCATCCGGCCATGCTGCTGGACAGGCTGCTTTTCCATTTCGATCCGCACCTTCCGCAGTGCTTCCCAAAAATCATTGGTCTGCTTTTGCGCCTGTGTGGCAGTAAATGGCTCCTGGTCTTTCACGCACACCCCCGCACCAGCCCGATAATGCACAGCAAGGCCAGCACCAGAATGGAGAAAATCACCCTGCCCACGTCCGCATCGCCTTCGTCAATGTTGATGTTCTTTGTGGCGGGCTTCATCTGATCCACCAGGCCAGAGCAACACACACAATCACAAGGCCAGCTGCGGCCATGACGCTAACTTCCAGCGCCCTGTCCTTGCGGCTTGTCCTGCGTATGCCGTGCAGCTCCTGCAATCGGTAAAGCGCTTCCCTGCTTTCACGTTCTGCTTGGTTCATACCCTCACCCCCTTAATGATCAATAAACCCTTTTGCACCCAATACATCTGTGTCTCTGCCAATGCGGTCAGGATGTGCGTTGCCGACAATTCAGAGAATCGCGGACCGTCGATAAACGTATGGCAATCACTGCAGCCAAAGACTGCCATCATGTCTGGCGATTTCATGCCGATACCCTTCTGTCCGCATGGCAAATGACATAGAACCGTGGTCTCTGGATTCCAGTTGCACACACCCGGGATTCTTAGGCTACAGTCCTGCATCCTTGCGCTTTCCCTTAGCTTGTGGCTGATGATTCTCAAGCCGCCTCCCTCTTCTCAATGCTCACCCTGTACTTCTCAATACTGCGCACTGCGTTATCCCGCTGCCTGAAGTACCGACTGATGCGGAATATGCCATCACGGACAAACCAGACGCTTTTGACTTCGCCCTGCTTGCTGACCCTGACTGCTCGGCTGTCGATCCAGATGCTCATGCTGCCATCCTCCAAAATGGGTCAGGGTCGCTGACGTAAATCCCGTTCTCGGCGGCTCGCATCTGGATAAATTCGTAAAACTTTGCGAAGTCCGGCTTTTTCAGAATGTCATTGCGCCCCAGCTCGTCCGTTGTTGTGGTGCGAACAGGACGCTTGTGCTTGGCTCCAAACACATCAATTTCTACCCAGCCGAAATACTCACCCAGCATGTATTCATGCAGATCGTTTTTAAGCATCCCGGTTTTTTCGCCAATCTGGATATACGCATGGCCGAACAGGGCGCGATTCTGCCTGCCTGATCTGGACTCCTTGAACGGATCAATGCGAATCTCCCACGGCTTATCAGCTGGCAGGTTGTTCAGAAAGCGCAGAAGGTTGCCCATGATGGTTTCGCGGGTGTTATCTGTCCGCAAGATAAACGCACTCATACGCCGCCCACAATCATGAAGCCGCCCAGCAACAGCAGGCCAATAAAGCAAAGCCCTGCGACAATTGCCGAGGCCAGATAGCCGGTGTCTGTGTAGTCTTTGTCATCGTTCATGCAAACAAACTCCTTTGCCCGTTGTTGGCTGGATGGTATAGCCAGTACACGCGGTTGCCTGTTACTGGGCATGGCATCTTGATCTGCGACTCAAATATCACTCTACGATTCAAGCGAGGCCGAACAAGGCCGGACACTGTGGATTCCATAATCCCCAACTCCTTCGCAATCTGTCGGCGTGTGCAGCCTTCCGGATGACTGAGGATGCAATCTACAATTGCATCGCCTGCCTGCATCAGCACAGGAAAATGATTTACGAAGGCTTCGATGCTGGTATCACGGACGGCTGTTAGCATGCTTGCTT